GATCAAATAATTAAAATAGGTAGCCGTTCTACCGAATTTACGCTTGAGGACAATCATAATATCGATTGGTTGAGACAAGAAGAAAAAAGTAAGAAACATAGTTTTTCTTAGATTTTTTTGAACGGTAATGGTAGAAAAAGAAAATGATTCCGTCATTTGGCATGATTTCATTCCGATAATCGGCATTTATCCGATTATCTACATTTATTTTAACAATGCTTCCAATGCCTCTGGAGTACGTAACTCTAAGCACACTTCGGTCGCTTCTTGTAGAACATGGTCGGTGTACAACGACCATGTTCATTTAATGACCCTTATTTCAGTTGGTTAGAATGCCATGCTCATAACATGGAGGTCGCCAGTTCGACTCTGGCAGGGTCAACCATTATTTAATGCTTGTTTTATCCGTTTTTTTGATTATCTTTGGTAAATAAAACTAAATATTATGATGACACACGGTAATAGAACAATTGAAGTTAAGAAAACTGAGTTGATAGACCAAATCAAACAGAACAAAGCGAATCATGTCAAGGAGTATGCTAAAGCAGTTATTGCTTATAAAGAAGAAGCACTGCGCCAATTGGCAAATCTAACGGTAGAGGTTGAGAACGGTGCTGTTGATGCCAAACTGAATTTAATCACGCCTGTTGATAATTCAGAGAACTACGATAGTATTGTCGAAATGTTTGATTGGGAAGTTAAGGACTTTGTTGAACTTAGACAAGATGAGTTTAAGGAATTTGTTCAAGACAAAACAGATTTTGCTATTACAGCAAAAATGTCGAACACCGCTTACTTCATGCAATAATCATGAATATACCAACGTTAGTCAACACCGACAATATTTGTCTATTTTGTGGTAATGAAATGCCACGAAGCTACGAAGAACGTACTCCCTATTTCGAGTGTTATTGTGATGACGCTGTAAAGGATAGGAATATTTCAAAACAAATCATGGCATTGACAGATAGTAGACCAAAAGCTCGATATGATGTAACAACTAAACTTGTTTTAATTAAAATTGAAGATAATGAAAAAGAAAATTAGATTAAATGCTGCTGAAATTCAAAGTGGATTTAGTAGATTAAATGCTGCTGAAGGTTTAATTCGTCAATTACCAACTGACCATGATGGTAGAAATACTTGGCTTCTGAATTTTGGAAAATCTAAAGAAGCAAAGAAACTTCGTAAACGCAGAGATTTATATTTCATCAAAGAAACCCAATCATGTGAATTAGCAACCATCAATATCCAAACAACTCAATATGAATAAACATTTTTTATTTGTTGGTGAAGAACGCAGTCTAACTGCAATTAAAATGGGTTGTCAACAGTTCAAGAAAATCTATGTAAAACTAAGAAAACATAATTAAAACCATATGAAAATAAATAATTGAAAAAAATAAGGTTTTTAGATTATTTATTGAGTATTTATTGAAAGGGGATAGAAAGTCCCATAAAATAAAATATGTTAAAAGCAATTAAAATAAGATTATATCCAAACAAAACTCAGCAGAGATATATCAATCAATTACTTGGTTGTAGTCGGTTGGTTTATAATAAATGTTTAGATAAAAAGAAAACAGCTTATTTAACCGACAAATCAAATTTAACTCTCACACACTTAGGTAAATACTTCCATAATGAATTAACTAAATCTGAAGAATATTCATTTTTAACTGAACATAACACAAAAGTGCTTAAGCAGTCAATCTTGAATATGCTTGACTCATATAAACGATTCTTCATTAACGGTAGTGGATTCCCTAAATTTAAATCCAAACATGATAATAAACAAAGTTGTCGATTTCCAGATGAGGCTATTAGTAATAAAAATGATTATCAATCGAATAGAATTACTTTAACTAAACAAATTAAAGACATTAAATTTAAAACTAGTGATAACTATAAAAATTATTTAACCAAACATAAAGATAATATTAAGTCAGCCACACTAACTAGAACAAAATCAGGTAATTATTTTTTATCTATTTTAGTTGATGGTGATATTAATAAAATCTTACCAAAACCTAAAAATAATATCATTGGGGTTGATTTGGGAATTAAAGATTTCGTTATCACATCAAAAGGTGATAGATTTGAAAACATTAAAATTAAAAGGAATAATCAAAAGAAATTAACTAAACTAAATAGACAACTATCAAAGAAAGTTAATGGTAGTAAAAATAAAAACAAATCAAGAATTAAACTTGCTAAGTTCAATGAAAAATTAAATAATCAGAAAGAGAATTATCTACATCAAGTTACAAACCAATTGCTAGATGAAAATCAAGTCATAGCAATGGAAAACCTCAGTGTGAAAAATATAATGAAAAATCATAACCTTGCGAGGTCAATTCAAGAATTATCTTTAAATCAGTTCAAAAATATATTAATTTATAAAGCTGATTGGCATGATAGATATGTTGTTGAAATTGATAGATGGTTTCCTTCTTCAAAATTATGTAATGTTTGTGGATATAAGAAAAATGATTTAACACTTAAAGATAGATCATGGCGGTGTCCAGAATGTCAAACCAATCATGATCGAGACTTAAATGCCGCATTGAACATCGAAAAAGAAGGAATTAGAATATTAATTTCTGATCAAATAATTAAAATAGGTAGCCGTTCTACCGAATTTACGCTTGAGGACAATCATAATATCGATTGGTTGAGACAAGAAGAAAAAAGTAAGAAAC